GTTTACGAAAAAGAAGAATATTTACCTCACCTTTCATACTTAAAGGATAAGATCGCAAAACGACAACTTGTCGGAGACTTGGATCATCCACCTCACTTTGATGTTAGCTTAAAGAGCGCATCACACATCATCGAAGAGCTTAAATATGATGGCGGAGACAAGGTTTACATTAAACTACGTATCCTCGAAAACACTCCAAACGGAAAAATTGCAAAGGCACTATTGGATGGCGGAGTTCAACTCTCGATCTCATCCAGAGCAGCCGGTCAAGTCTTTGAAGGCGGCAAAGTAAAACTACAAAGAATCTTTACTTACGATCTAGTAGGAGAGCCTGGATTCACAGAAGCGATCCTTAGAAAAACAGTTAGCGAGTCACTTAAGCATGACTTTCAGATGATAACTGAGAGCTACAACCACCTTAAAGAGGAGTCAGTAGTACAAACTCAAAACTTGACAGACATTTCAGAAAGTCTCAATTTTTCTGAAAATTTCAAAGTCTACAAGATAAATAAAACTAATGAAGATCTAGGATTAAACTTCCAATCGTCTTCAATTCAACAAAAAAATAAAACAACCATGGTTGAATATGTAACTAAAGATCAGATGGATCAGTACTCTGAAGTATTAAAGAACCAGTTCGCCGGTCTTAAGAAAGAAATCAAATCTCAAAAGGAGCTACTTGAGTCAGCTAACTCATCTAATCCTACTGACATTAAGTTAGTTGGTTTTGTGAATTACTTGGCAGAACAACTCGAAGGAGTTGTAAACTATGCTAACTACATTTCAGGTAAGCTTAATGAGTCGATCAAGTACTCAGAGCACGTTGCAGAGACCACTAACAATTCTATCGCGTACTCAAGCTATGTTGGTGAACAGCTAAACAAATCGATCCAACATCAAGATCACATCGCTGAAAAGCTCAACCAAACTATTAACTATTCCGAGTACATCAAGGAAAACTTAAATAACTCAATCAAATATCAAAACTATTTAGCTGAAGAGATAGACAAAGGAATCCAGTACACTGAATACGTTGCTGAAGGCTCAAACCGCGGCTTAGAATTCTCTGACTACTTAGCAGAACAACTCAACCTTAACCGCGATTACGCAGGCTATATTGCTGAAAAGCTTGGTCAGAGCATTGGTTATACTGAGTATATCGTTGAGTCTCTAAACGAAGGCACAACTGTTGGAAGCAAACGAAACGTTCTAAACGGAGTTGAAAAACTCGATGAGTCAGTTTCAGTTGACGCTCTAATCGCTAAGGTTGACCAAGTGATAACTGAAGTAAGCGACAAGTCTTCTAAAGCGGTTCTTGAAAGCAGATACCCATTCTTAAAGGTAATGAGTGAAGCTAAAAAGAAAGCATTCTTCGCTCTTGAAACAGACACTAAACAAGCGATTGTTGAAGCCCTAAACGGAGCTATCTGGTTCAACGAAAACGATGTAATTGGAATCATGGAAGCAGTGGTCGATCATAAGACTCAAAACCTACCAGTTCACGTAAGATTTATGCCTGCTGACTACAAAGCACTATGGAACGAGATGCATGAGAGCGAAAAGAATCGCATCCACGCTAAGTCTCAGATGTATGACATTCGTACTCCATACCAAGCAAAAGCTTTCTGGGATGAAATGGACCTAAGAGGAGTTCAAGAAAGAATCGCAATCGAAAAGAATAACACAAAAATACAAGCACAGCTCAACGAAAGCCAAAGTACAGAAGGCCTAATACCTGTAAACCAGGTGGTTGAGATGCAGAGAGGTTACTCTCAAAACTATCTCGAGAAACTCCAACGCCAGGCGGACTATCGTAGATAATCAAAAACTAAAAAAATCAACTCAAAAATGGCACGTACTAAAATTTTCAGACGTTCAAGTGATAAGAACTTGGCCGCAACCTGGAAGCCAGTCCTTGAGAGCTATGGTGCAAATGTTGAAAAGACACCTTGGTTAGCAGAATATGCTCACAACCACGGAATCTTCGACAACACTACTCCATTGTTCGAACAGACTGCTCCCGGTCTATTCTTCCAACAACCAGCCTCTTTAGGCGGCTATGCTGGACAGATCTCCGCACCAACTAACTCGATGACTCCGTTCTCGAATGGTGCAAAAAATGCATACGGTAACGTAAGCGACACCGTAGGTTCTGGTGATAAATTTCCTTCATTGCTTCCTGTAGCTATCCAAGTTGCAGCTAAGACAATTGGATTTGACCTTGTTCCAGTTATCCCAATGGATTCTCCAGTAGGATTCCTTCCTTATCTTGATTACTTGTACACAGGTGGTCGTACAGATAAAGCATTTGATCCTTACATGGTAAAAGTTGTAGGAATCAACACGAATGACTTCCCAGCTGGTCCAGCGTATGGTGATCCAATCACTGTAAATGGTCCAGGCAATGGTCACTTTGATTTGGAATTCGTAGGATACTCTCGTGTTGACGGTAACTTGATCATCAAAGTAGTTGCAGATAATGGTTCAAACATCATCGCTACTTCTCTTGAAGGTAATGGATCAAACACTACTTTGACGATTGCACCCGATACTTCTGCAAATGTTGCAGTTGGTGCAGTACAATTAGTTTCTGCTCTTGAAAACCACATCTCTGGTTTCACTTCAGTATCTGATGATGACTATTCAATTGCAAATTCTGGAAACTTTGTTGGTCCTTACCTTCCAACTACCGGAGCAGTTCCTGGTTCAATGAAACGTGAAGCTTCTGAGCTTTCTAAGTTCCGTCAAATGGGCTTAAGAATGTTTACCAAATTCGTTGAGGCTGAAACTGATCAAGTTGCTATCTCTGCAACTGTTGAGCAGATCCAAGACCTTAACCGCGTTTGGAACTATGACGTTATCTCTATGTTAGAGAACGTTGCAGTTAACGACATCGCTCAATCAATCAACAAGCGTCTTGTAGACCGCGTGTTCACCCTTGCTGACGTTCACTCTAATGAAATCGATCTAGTTGAAGGTACTGGAATCACTAACCTAGACTTAACTGCAGGTTCTGGTGGTTTCGAAAACATCTCAACTTTACAACGTAGAGTTGTTACCAAGATCCTTGAACTTGCTAACTTGATCTACCACAGAGGTCGCTTCGGAGCAGCTTCTTACCTTGTTACCACAGGTCGTGTTGCTTCTGCTCTTGCAGACGTAGCTGGTTACTCAATCGCTCAAGTTCCATCTGACATGTCAACTACTGCAGGTCAATTGTACCCAGCAGGTAAAGTGTATGGCGTTCAGGTATATGTTGATCCTAACTTAAGTTGGGGAGATACGCGTATCGTTCTTGGACGTAAGGGTGCTGACGAAGAACCAGGTGTTAAATTCATGCCTTACATCATGGCGGAATCACTTCAAACTATCGCTGAAGGAACAATGTCTCCTAAGATCGGTATGAAGTCGCGTTACGCTATCACCGAGGCTGGATGGCATCCTGAGACTCAGTATGTTAGCATGAACCTTCAAGGTCAAGACCTTGGTGTTCTAACTGGTAGCATCGCTCCACAGCCAAGCGGCACGCTATAAGCGAACCTTTTAGCTAAACTAGCTATATCAAAAAAGAGGACCCGTAAGTCCTCTTTTTTTGTTTTAGCGGGATAAATAATAAAAACTTACAGATCACATGGCAACTATCATGTCAACTTTTTTGGGAATACAAGCACAGTTTAAAGTGCTACACTGGCAGACCCAAACCTACTCAAAACACATGGCCTATGGAGGCATATACGAGACTCTTGACGGACTCGTCGACGAGTTCATGGAAACTTACATGGGCAAGCATGGTCGTATCGCTCTAGAAGGAGAAAAAGACGCAATCATCCTAAGCAACATCGGCGAGATGAAAATCGAGGACTTCCTAGAAACTCTTACAGGTTTCTTATTGTCCTTTAATAATCAACTAGATAGTAGCAAGGACAGCGATCTCCTGAACCTTAGGGACGAAATGTTAGGGGCAGTCAACAAGCTAAAATACTTGCTCACCTTAAAATAATAAGAAAAGATGTTTGCAATACTCATACAAGATGGAGCGCTTGGTGTCCTGATCCTTGGGTTGGGTGCAGCACTCTGGTATCTACTTAAAAGGCAGATCGAAAACGAAGAAAAACTAAAGGCTAGACTCGATGCAGTCGAGCAAGACCTAGGCGATTATCTTAGAGCTGATCAGGGAAAGATGCTGCAGGTGATT